CTAGTGGTGGAACACCAACTGCGCGAGCGCTTCGGCGAGGCCCGTCGCGCAGATGGTGGCGAGACCGATGATTGCGGCCATCTTCACATTGCTGATGCCGTTGGAGAGTTCCACCGCGCGGATTCGACCTTCGTGCTCAGCGGTGGCTTTCTCCGCTCTGGCCAGGTCCGACTTGATGTGCTCGACCTCGTTGGTGACCTTGCCGAGTTCCACAGCGGTTTTTCCGGCCTCGCCGCGCATGCCTCGCAACTCGGCCAAGATCTCGCCGTTCTCTTTCGAGTGGCGCTCGCCCTGTTGCTCGACGAGTGTGACGACGACCTCAAGCATCTTCTCTTGCGATCCCTGAGCAGCCCGAAGATCGTCCTTCGTAGTTGGCGAACCCATGGGTCCTCCTACTGGTTGGAGACTTGCGAGCACCGGCCACCTTCGACGCAGGTCAGCAGCAGCTTCCCGTTGAGGTAGATGCTGGCCGCCGCGTTGCCTCGGAGCCGGGCCGCCTGAGCGAGCGTGCGACAGGGGGCGGACTGATCGCAGTTGCTGACGCCGTCGCGTCCACGTTGGAAGTCGACGTAGAAGTTGAGGGTGCCGCCGCCAGCGTCAGGCACATCGGCCTTCGCCGAACTCGCCAGCACCAGCAAGCTCAAACAGATCAGGAATCGCATGGTCATCCTCATTCCCAAATGCGGCTGAACTCGGTGGTGTTCTGAACGCCGGACCGGAGTTGCGAGTAGGTTTTCGCGGTCGTGCCATCAACGGTGCCGTCGCCAGCGGCGCCCGTGAGGGTGCTGTCGGTGTCGATGTTGATGAGCGCCGATTGCCTCGCGTACCAGCCGAAGCCGTTGGTGCAGGTGCCGGAGACAGCGAAGGGCAAGATGAGTGCGCCCTGAGCTGCGTGAACTCCTGAGTTCACGCTCGTCGCGAAGCTGTAGCTGAGATTTAGAGTGCTCTGCCCGATCATGTTGACCAGGTAGGGGCTGTTGCCGCCCTCGGCGACGATCTCGTCAAAGTCGACTGTGAGATTGTTTCCGGCGCCGTTGATGGTGAGAATTCCGTTGGCGGTATTGCCTTCGAGAAACGAGAACTCGATGTAGCCGTTCGCGTTTCCATTCGCGGCGTAGCCAATCCCAAAATTTGCGCCGAAGGCCCAGCACGTATCCATGCCGATGACCGTGGGCGAGCCACTGCTTTGGTTCTCGGCAAAGGCGCTGATGCCGGCGCTCCCCGAAACGAGCTGAGGATAGAAGGCGCCAGCCGTGTGCAGGATGCCGGTCACGCCGTCGGTGTCGGTCGACTTCAGGACGACATAGCGGAGCGCGATCGGCGCAACTTCATTGATCGAGGTAACGGGCCCCGTTGGGTTGTCGGCGTGGACGATCGCATTGGCGACGTTGGTGGCCGGTGCAGCGAGCTGACTCGCCCAGAGATTCACCGCCGGCTGAATCACCCGAAAGCTGGTGCCGCTCTTCGGAACGATCGCGAAGGCGTCGACCGTGGGAATGTAGGAGATCTGAGTAGCGGTGTTGTCGGTGATCACGCCCATGTTCGCGCGCATACGCCAGCGGGCTTGGGCGGGCGTGAGCGACTCCATCGAGTCGGCGCCGCTGAGGATCTCGATGTATTCGCCCTTGAAGGCGTGGGGCGTCCAGCCGGCCGCCGCTCGAACCACCGTTGCCGCAGCGAACGGATCAAACACGAACGCGCTGCCCGATGTAGCTGTGACCGGGGCGATTACCTGAGCCCAAGAGCCCTCGATGTGCAAATAGGCCTGAGCGTTGCCGATGGCGCCGGCGTTGTTGTCGATGGTGAAGCCGCTGATCGAGTTGGCGCCGTCAACGAGGTCGTCCGATGGGGTGCCGGCGGGCACGTAGTAATCGGCAATGCCACCATCTGGAGCGCCGAGCATGTGAACCACGACGCCGGACTTGATCACCTTCGGGAGCTGGCCGAGTGCGTAGTTGAGCGTCGCGCAGGGCGTTGCTTGCACCTGGCAGTTGCCCGCGTTCGTGCCGCCAGGTCCGACGTAGAGGTCAGCGTTGGATGTGATCGGCGTCGAGCGAGAATCTCCGCCGGGCGACACGTACACCGCTGCGACGCTGAGGGCAATCAGCGTGCCGACGAAAGCCGAGATGAGCACTCCGCGTTTCATTAGTCGGTCTCCTGGTAGCGAGTGCCGGAGCCGCTCGTCTGAGCAACGGAAGCGATGCAATAGAGCGTGAGGGTCGGCCCTAATGACGCCGTGTAGGTCGCCTTCGGTGCCACCTCCATTCCGGTGTTGGCGGTCACGCTCGAATCGAAGCCGCAATAGAGCGAGACACCGCCTTGATTCTGGACGGTGATATTGGTGCGACTGCCGAGAGGGCTGGCTGGGATCGGCGTTGCGCTGGTGAGCACCAGCACCTCGCCGTAGGTCGCAGCATGGGCGCCCTCGGCCGAGACCGTCTGGCGCAGATACTTGTCGGTGCCGGCCGAAGCGTCGCGAACCGGAAGGACGCACAGCGCCAGAGTTGCGAAGGCGAAGAGTGCAAATCGACGAATGGACATGACGACTCCTGGGCTCTGTTCGGAGCCAAAGGGTTATTGGGATCAGTCAGCGAGGTCGGCTAGGCTTCGCGAAAATCTGGGAGGTCGAGAATGAGGGACTGGGTGATCATGGGGCTGGTGGCGTTGGTCGGATGCAGCAATGGCGGCGGTTCGAGCTCGAGCGGCAAGCAATTGGTGTGGGTCGACAAGACAGGCGCCGAAGTTGGGCCGGGTGACAATGTCTCTGACCCGGTCTTCACGCTGGCCACCTACGTCGATTCCTCTGGAGCGATTTGGACCTTGGATGCCGAAACAGGAGAACCGACAAACACCGTCCGCAAGACCGCTCTCTATTCGGACTCGGGCTGCTCCTCGGGCCAGTTCGTAATTCCGCCCGTTCCTCGTGTGCCGTTTCTGCTCGGGACTGATCCCACCATCTACGTCAGGCCCGATGATCTAACTCTCTCGACTCAAGCCGCCCTCTTCCAAAAAAACAGCGATGGCTCGTGTTCTTCGGCAGGAAGCAACGCGCAACTTGTGGTCGAGGTGTCGAAGTTGAAGACCGTTTCGTCTCCGTCTCTGCCCTTCGCCCCTCCTCTGCACCGAGAGCTTCGCTAACTCTTGAGGGCGAGGATGTACCAGCCGGCGTAACCAGCTCCGCCATCGGCAATGAGCGAAGTGCTCCCGGTTCCACCGAGGTAAACGAGCAAATAGGTGTGTGGAGTCGATCCGACGTTGGTATCGACGTACATATCGCCCGGCTGAGGTGCGCTTGGTGGCCCAGAGTGAGAGCCGACGTTGATCGCACCTCGCGTGCCGTTGGATTCGAACTCTCCGCCCGGACCGGTGGTTGAACCACCGTGCACGCCAGCTCCGCTGCCCGACGTTTCTCCGACGACTCCAGCGGCCGAGCCACCTCCGACGAACTCGCCACCGATGCCGTTGGGGCTGGTGCCTTGAACGCCCGTGCCTGTGCCGGCCGCGTTGCCAACGACACCAGCGCCGCCGCCCGAACCACCGTTGCCGATCACGCCGGCACCCGTGGTGCTCGCGCCTCCGCTGCCGATCACGCCCGAGCCATTGCCCGTGCCGGTGCCGGCGACGCCGAAAGAGTTTCCACCGCCGCCGGTTCCCTGCACGCCAGGTGCGCCATGGGCACCACCGGTGCCCTGCACGCCAACACCGCCGCCCGGGCCACCCGTGCCAGTCACGCCGTTGCCGGTTCCAGTGCCGGCGCCATTGACGCCTGGTCCGTTCGGAGTTCCACCAGTGCCCTGGACGCCAGGAGCCGAACCGGTGCCACCCGTTCCGTTGACGCCCGGCCCGCTGCCAAGCGCAGCGCCTTCGACGCCGGCACCTGTGCCCTCGCCGTCGCCGTGCACGCCAGGGCCATTGGGAGAACCGCCCTCGCCGAGCACGCCGGGAGCGCTGCTGCCTCCACCCGTGCCGGTCACTCCGGCGCCAGTGCCGCTCGGGTCGCCCTGCCCCTCCACGCCAGCATTGGTGCCCTTGCCCTGACCGAAGACACCTCGGCCGTTTGCTCCGCCGCCCGTGCCCTGCACGCCACTGCCGCTGGTTGGGCCGCCCGTGCCGTTGAATCCAGCGTTTGAGCCGGTCGCGGTCGCGTGCTGCCCAGCGGTGAAATTGTTGTCGGCGTTGGTCTTCGCTGAGTTGGCACTTGCCGCCGCAGCGTTGTCGGCCACTTCCTTGATCGACTGCACGACGCTGAGCGCGTTGCGCTGGTCTCCATCGGTCGGGATGTCGATCACCGCATGGGGCGTCGACGGGTTCGGCGTGTAGGTTCCAGCCATGGTCTCTCCTGGGCTCTAGAAATCGGGGTGGTAGACCGCTTGCGCATCGCCACCCCAGACTTCGGGCGTGCCGATCTCGGTCCACGTCACGTGGTTGTCGGTGGTGGTGGCGCCGCTGCCGGTGTTCCAACTCGGCTCGGAGCCGCCCGTCTTGAGGTCACCCGTAATGGCGGTGATCTGGAACTCATGGCCTGGTGCGCCTGGCGGAATGATCGTTTGGCCGAGCTGCATCACCGTCGACGCGGGATAGGTCGTCCAGGGCCAGAACTGAGGGAATGGGTAGCCCCAAGTTCCTCCGGTGGTCACGGCAATGATGCTGTTGCACTTGGCCCAACCGGGAATCCACTTCCTGATCAGCCTGAACAGCGACTTGATGACGTCGCTGTTCGATGCTGGCGTGAACGGCGACCATGCCGTCGGCGAGGTCGGGAAAGTTGGAAGCTGGCCGACCGGAAAGAACAGGTCGAACCAATTCCATAGGCCGCCTGTGAACCAAGAGCCCGACGGCAGCGCCGTGATCACCAAGTTGCGCGAGCCGTCGAGGCTGTACTGCTTCCCCAACGGAGTGAGGATCAGACAGGTGCGATAGCCCGCGTCGTAGAGGGCTTGCAGCAGCCCGTTTGCAGATCCTGCGGTGGCCCAGCTCGACCAAGCGGCCAGCAAGCGACCCAAGTAGGAAGAGTCCGACTCGTTCGAGGTCTGGTTGGAGTTGTAGGGCGAGCCCCGGTTGATCTCGCGGTCTCCGCCGATGCCGTCGAGGCCGTCGCTCGGAGCCTTGGTGGGAAACCTCGCCTGCACCGCTGCCTTCGTGCGATCGCGAAGCGCGTCCAGGCTGTCGCCCAGGCTGGTGAGGTACTGGGCCCAGACAGTTCTCTGGAGAGAGGTCGGAACGACCCCGCTGAGGAAGTCTCGGAATGGCATGGGCTACACCGGCACCGTGGCGAGGGTGAGCGCGAGCTGGGCAACCTGATTGGCGGAGAGCACCGTGTCGGTAACCGGAGCCGTCACCACCACGTTGACCACGCCCTGGGCGTCGGCCAGGTACCTGATGATCTCGGCGAGGTAGACGGTGCCGCCGATCGGGATGCTCGAGAAGTAGCCCTGAAGGTTGGCGGTGGCTTGTGCGGTGGCCGCGTCCTGCTGCCCGCTGGTGACATAGATGGTGGCCGTCACCGCAACCGACAGCGCCGCTGCGCTCTGAACCGAACTGATGGCCGGCACAGGCTCGCGCTGGGCGATGTAGGCCGCCACCGCCGAAACCGTGGTGCCATCGGTTGGTCCGTCGGGAGTGGCTAGGACGACGTCGACTTGGCCGGCGACGGTGGGGTCGGTTCGCACAACCGTGCGGGTCACGATCGGCGCCGCCGTGCGAGCCCAGAGATCGTAGACGTTCGACGTGGGCGCCACTCCCAGCGAAGGCCAGCGAGCCTGGCACCTCGAGCGCAAAGCGTCGTCGGTCTCCTGATCGGCTCCGCTCGAAGTGATCCAACTCGTGTTGAAGCTGTACGTGTCGCCGTTGGTGAAGGTGCCGGCGAACGCGAGCGTCAGCCCCGTTGCCGCAACGAGCCCGGTGAAGCTGGCGACGATGGTCTGGTCGGCGCTGAAGCTCACTCCGCCATCGGTGCTGTATTGGAAGGTGCCGACGCCGGTTCCACCCGACTTCGTAATCTTGGCGATCACGCTGGAGTTGACCGAAGGCGTGCCCGTGGGCGTCGTCGTCCCTGAGCCGGCGCCGCCGTGGGCCACCGCTCCGATCTGCACGGGGTTGTTGACCGTCACTCCTGGCAGAGGCGTCGCCAAGACGGTGACCGTGTTGGCTGGCGCGTTGCCCTGGCTCCCTGGGTTCTGCGCCTGCACCGAAAGAGTCAGCGTGCCGCCCATCGACAGCGTGCCGCCCGTGGTGTTCACGTAAATCTGGCCGCTGGTGCTCTTGAAGAAGAGCTGACCGGCGACGATGGTGAACGGGCCGGCGGTGGCCGCAGCGGTGAGTACCACCTTGCCCTTGGTGAAGGCGGAGGGGTTGCGAGTCAGCCCATAGATGTCGCTCGCCAGGAGCGTCAGCCAGTCGCCCGAGGCGTAGCCCAGGAAGCCGCCGGCTGCGATGGTGGACACAAGAGAGGTGAGGTCCGAGAGCGCCTTGGAGACTGCCTCGACGATGGTTCGCCCTGCACTCCCAGGAATCCAGTCGGTGACCGGGAAGAGCTTCGCCTGAAGCGAAGCCAAGAGCCCGGCCTTCTCCTGGTCTGGCGTTTCGGGAGTGGTGAGGTCTTCGAGAGTGGACATGGTCTATTGGACCGTGGGTGTGGCGTTGAGCAGATCGACCGTGACCTGGCTGACGCTCAGCACCAGCGTGAAGGGCCCCGCCACCGTCTGGCATCGGAGCGTGATCGACAGGCAAAACGAACTCGAGTTGAAGGTCACCGAGGCCGACGCCGTGCGCACCCGAGGATCTTTCAGTGCCTCAGCCTGCACGTCCGACGCGATGCGAGGCAGATCGTTGCTGCTGAGCGACGCGTTGAGATAGTCGCGGATGTCGGTGCCGTAGCTCGGGTCATAGAAGAGGCCTCCGCGAGGAGTCTCGAGCCGACGGGCGATGGCTTGGCCGAGATTGGCAATGCCGCTCACCAGCACAAAGTGAGGATCAAGATCGGGCAGCGAAGAGATATCGGTCCCGAGCGGATCGGCTCCAGTGGGTGTAGCGACATCGGGAGACGAGGAGTCCCCGAGGCCGACGAATGGAACTGGAGTACCCATGGGTCAGGTGATGACGTTCCCTGCTAGATCTTTGATGGCGCTCGGCGTGAGCGTGTACAGCACACCAGGCAAATCGCTGGCGGTGGTCAGGTCGACGGTGTCAGGCGCCACGGTGGCCACGCTCGAGACCGCGAGGGTCCCACCGGCCCAAGTGATCGCGTAGTTGGCAGGGTTCAGGGCGTCATCGCTGGCGCCGGAAGAGACCTGCTTCGCCGGTTTCGAGAACGCCACTCGGAGACGCGTGCTCGACTGAGGTTGCGCGCTGAGCAGCTTGAAGGTCACGCCCGTGACCGTGAAGCTCGCCGAAGCCGCTGCGTTGCCAGCGCCACTCACGTCATCGCGCACGGTGTTCTTCGCCACCGCGACCGAGAAGCTTCCGCCGGTCCTGAACTCACCCGAGACGCCGAGCGAGACCGTCGAGCTGCCCTCGGTGAGTTGCACATCGGTGACCGACATCGACTCGCCAGCCGGCGGCGTGATCGCGTAGTTGGCGGGATTCCTCGCATCGTCATCTCCAAGCAGGCCCAAGCCGTTCGGGCAACTCCACGAGAGCACCAGTCGACCGCCGACCATCGCCGCCGAAACCAGCGTCGGCCCAGGCGCGCCGCCATAGCTCGTGAACCCGTAGCTCGGCGAGGTGAGGCTGGTGAGCGATTGGCTATAGCTCTGGAAGGTCTGAGCCATGGAGAGCTACAGCACCACGCTGGTGCCGTCCCAGGCCACGACGAGGTTGTCGAACATGCACAAGTCTTTGTTGGCCACGCTCGTGCTGTTGTGTGCTGCGGGCAACGTCGCTGGCTTGCCCAGCGCATAGTCTACGTAGCAGGTCGACTGCCCTCGAACGTAGTCGCCGGCGCCCGTGCCGGTGGCGTACGCCGGAATGCTGATGCCTTCGTAGAAACCCGAGATGACCGAGGGTCCCATGCCGCCGAAGCTTGAGTTGGGCGGGATCATCAACTCAGAAGTCACGAATGAACCTGCTGAGATGGTGCTGTTCTTGTTGCCCGCGTAGCCGGCCAAATTGTTCAAGGCCAAAGCACTGGTACTGAACCGCATGATGACTGGATCGATGTCACTCACGTTCGGCGAGGCGAGGAAATCAATCACCCAATTTCCATTCACCGACCCGCCACCGTTGGGGTGCGAATGCCCCCAACTTGATCCGGTCGAGGCGTCCACCGCAGCATTGAGTCGGTTGGAGCCCGACGTTCCGCCGAGCGCGCTGGTAAAGGTGGGCGAAGCATCGCTACCGCCGCCGACGACCACAGATTCGTCAGAGGCACTGGGCACGCGCGTGGCACCCGGACTGCCACCAGTGAAACCAGAACTCTTGCTGTACTTGATGCGGTAGCCGACGCCCGTCGAGGCGTCGCGCTGGAAGCACCACTGACGCCCGCTGGCGAGGTGCTTGGTGACGATCCAGGCGTCATTGTTGTTGTAGCCGTGCGCGCCCGAGGCCCCTGATGTGACCTGGCCTCCGCCTGAGGCGTAGGTGGTGCCGTCCGAATCGCTGACCCGAGCAAATTTACCTGAAGCCTCGAGATTGGAAATCCACTGGTAGGCCCAGTCTGCGAAGCTCGCTGGCGTGGTGTGGATGAAGTTGCCGAAGGCCATGGGTCAGCTCTTGAGTTTGAGAAGCGCGCTCGAGACGTCAGAGCCAGCGGAAGGAGGAGAGCCCACCGGAAGCGGCGGCGCACTGGGGGCGCCAGTCGACGTCACTTCGTGGGTGTGCAGATTGAAGATCGTGTTGATGAAGCTGATCAGGCTTTGCTCAAGCGCGCTGATGCGTGCGTTGACCAGCGAAGCAAGCGCCGCAGCATCGGCGGCGCCGGCACCAATGCTGACCTTGGTCACATCTCCAGAGCCCGACTCGAACGAGATCGCTACGGGCTGCTGAGGGTCGCCGGACTCGAACTTGACGCCACAGCGAGAGCCTGGCGCCACGTTGATCAGCACCCCCGGCGCGAACGGCCGAATGGGCACGCCCGAGAGGCCTGGAAGCAAATCTCCATCAGGCTGAAGCTCAAGTGTGCCGTCGGCGTTCTGGCTCACCACCTTCGCGGGGAAGACGCGGTGAAACCGGGTGTGACGAATGCGCCGGTCAACCACCCGATCGAGATCGGCCGTGGTGCTCGAGGTCGTCGGCTCAACGGTAGGGTCGTCAGCGGCCCCAGCGAATTGCAGCAGCGTGCGCACTTCCTTCGGGGTGATGGTGTGCGTGACCTCTTCGACGCGGCGGCCGAGGATGGTCACGCCAGGCAAGAGCGTGGGGACAGAAACTCCCAGTTCGGCCTGGTTCGAGTTGTAGTCGGTCCGAATCAGATCAGCGGCCAACTCCACCTCGGGGAAGGTGTCGACGCCGACCCAAAGCGTGCCGTCTGGCAGGATGCGGCCGACGACGCCCGCTGGCCCCTTCGCCAACAAGTTGAGCAACTCCTCTTGGAGCGTCGAACGGACGCGCGTCCACTTCGGCAGGAAGGTGGAGAGGAATCCCGCGTCGCTGGTGGGCGAGAGCCTCTCGCCGGCCGTGGCCAACGCATCGCTGAGAGGCAAGCTCAGCGGCACGCCCTGGTAGGCCTTGGCTGGGATCTGTTTGAGCAGGCCCGCAGCGCCGCCGACCACTTCCATGGTCACCAAGTCGACGTGCACGCCGACCTGACGAGCCGTGCCCACCAACTGGAGTTGGCCACCCAAGTCGATGGTGACCTGGCCGGTGAGGCTGTCGGTCGACGCCGAGTCGACCGACAGCTCAGCGCCCCATCGCCCCGATCTGGGCAAGGTGATCCGGGCCTCGATGACCGAGAGGCCATTGACCGTAACGAGCGCCATAGATCAGGGTGCCGAGTCGTCGGGGTTGGTGCTGGGCAGCTGAGCGCCGTTGACGCTGTTGGGGTCCGGCGGCGTGGGTGTTGAGTCGGGCAACAAGCCCTCTTCGATTTTCACCTGATCGATGCGAGCGGAGGCGGACGGGGTCAGTGTGACGTTGCCACCCTTCACAGGGAGGAACTCGGTCGCCTGGAGAATGACTTCGTAGACACCTTTCGTCCCCGTCTCCTCCGGCACGCTGATCTCCGTGAAGTAGAGAGACTTCACGCTGTGCAGATCGAGCGTTGGGTGTGCTACGTCGACCGGCACGGGACGGCCCTTGATGGGTGGCGGCATCAGCACCGGGATGACGGCTTTCAAGTCTTCCCAGTGCTGGTCTTCCCAGAGGCGGATCGTGATGGTGGCCTCAAACGGGAGGTGACCCAAGCCAGTGAGCGTCTGCCCATCAGCGCCGGCCGTGTCCTTCCGGTCGAGTTTGTATTTGCGCGCACCCTTCACCTTCACCAGTCCAGGCAAGCGACTGGTGCCGACAAAGAAGACGTCCCACGTGAGCGGCGCGTCAACCCAGGAGCCAGGCATCAGTTGCCCCCGGCGGGAGTGAGCGAAGCCGCTTGGGCTGGCTTGTTCACCAGCCCAGGCAGCACGCTCTTGAGCCGGTTCTCCATGTGCCCAACCGTCTCTTTGGTGGCGCCGGGCGCGTGGATGTTGATCTCAATCTTCGAGACCGGAGAAACGGTGCTTGAGGTCGATTGCCCGCTCGTCTTCTGGCCTCGGCCGACTGGCGACGTGGCGACTCGGTCGATCTCGTTCTGCACCTTCGAGACCGGCGACACTCCAAGGCCGTTTTGGATGGCTGGAACGCTGGTGCGGAAGTCGAGGCCACCCTTCTCGGGATGCATCGGATCGAAGGCGCGCTCGTCGCCGCCGGTGTCGCTCAGCCGCTTCTTGGCGAGCCAATCGCCGAAACGACCATCAGCACCGAGTTTTTTCAGGAGGCCATTGGACTCGGCCGCCAACTCGCCAACCAACTTCACCACCTCGCCCAACTCGTGGCCCATCTTCTCGAACTCGACCGTTGCGGCTTGGAGCTTCTTCTGATCGAGCGAGCCATCGGGGCCGAACAGACTGTTGGTCGTGCCCAAGCCCTGGGTGAGCGAGTCGAGGAAGCCCTTGCCGAAGCCAATAGCGACCTGAAACCCGCCGCCGATCAACTCGACGACCTGAAGTGCCTTGGTCAAGCCTGCTTCGATCTTCCCAACACCATCCTCGCCCGCGAAGTCGCCGAAGATGCTTCCAAAAACTCCGCCGAAGGTGCGTGAGAAGCTTGCCTTGACGCGAGTGGCGAACGGGCTGAACGGGTCGGTTGCCTTCGCCACGTTCGAGAGGAAGTTTCGGAAAGTCTTGTAGGCAGGCGACTGATCGAGGTCCATCAGGAACTCGAGTTTGCGTGACTTGATGGTGGCCCACAGGCCCGAGACGGTCTGACCGAGTTTCTTGGAGATCGGGCCGAGTTTGCCGCCCTCTTTGTCGGCGACGGCCTGGAGGATGGCCGCGACGGCCGCCTCTTTGTCGATCAGCTTCTTGCTGATCATGTGCTCGATCGTCTTCTTGTCGCGACCGTAGTAGCGCATCAGGTTGGAGAGGATTCCCTCCTCGCTGATGTTGGTCTCCTGGCTGAGGGCCTGGAGGTGCCGGCCGGTCAGACCCACCTGCTTGATCTCGGAGATCTGCCGCAGGAAGACGTCCATCGCGTCGGCGCGACCTGGGTTGAAGGCCTTGACGTCGCTGGCCGCAATCTCGATGGGGAAGAGTTGCTTCCGGTTGTAACCGGCCATGGTCAGCTTGGTGATTCCCTGGAGCGCTTCCTCGGTCTCGATCGGGAGCTTCGACGCCAGCTTGATCGTGTTGGTGAGGGTCTCGCTGGCAGCATCGGCCGAGCCCATGATCGTCGTGAGGCTGACGAGGGTGGTCTCTTTGAAAGAAGCCGCCTCGATTGCGGCCTTTCCCATCTCGAAGCCGAACTCTCCGACGCCCTCGACGACGTGCCAGATCTCTTTCCCCAACTCGACGACATGCGCCCAATGGGTCGCCAGCGACTCGGCCTCGCGCGAGGCGTGTCGAGCCCCGGTCGCCGCTTTCTCACTTCCGTCGGCCAGCTTCTTCAGGCCGGCCGCGCCCTCAACGGCAGCTTCGCCGGCCAAATTCAACGTCACCGAAAGCTTGGAGAGAGACTTCTCCGCCTTGCTGGCCGGAGAGCTGATCTTGTCGAGGAGTGAGAACTCCCAAGTGAGATTTCGGTTGGCCATGGCTCAGAGCTTCGACAGAAAGTTGCGATGAAGTGAGTAGTGCTCTGCCTCGAGCAATGCCCCAACCTCTGCTTCTAGGGAGCGCTCTCCGCGCCGGTAAGCTGCGAGACAACGCGCGGTGATGACCACGCTCTGCCGCGCTTGCTCGAAGAGCGCTAGAGCTTTTTTGCCTCCACCTCTTCGACGACGCCCGCCAACTCGACGAGTTTGCCGCCGAACGAGGTTCCGAGGCCGGGGCGTCGCTCAAGCAGAGCATCGAAGGCGGTCGCGTCTGGGTAGACGACGCAGGAGCGTGTCAACTCTTCGAGTGCCCGCGTCTTCTTCTTGTCGTCCGACGCCATGTCCTTGAAGAACTGATAGGCAGCGCCCGAGGGAACACGGACGATGACTTGATCGTCTTCCACGGTGAGCAGGTGCAGCTCGGCGTTGGGGTTGTCGGCCTTCGCCTTCGCGACGATCTCGCTCAGCTTCGACTTGTCGATCATGGACCACTCCGGTTGAGGTTGGGCCTGCTAGTGCTGCGAGGTTGAGGGGCTAGACATTGGGGTTCAGCATGGCCACCAACGGAGCCTGGTTGTTGCGCTCGATCCACATCACGTCGAGGTCCAGCTTCGTGGTGAGCGCGTCGGTGCCCTGGCTATGGGAGTCGTCGACTTTCTTGATGCGGCACCCGTGGAGCACCACGGTCGAGATGGTCGTGCCCTCGCGATAAGCCGCGTAGACATCGAAGCTGTGTTCCATGTAGCCATTGCCGAAGGCGTTGAGCATCGCGTCGGCGTCCTGCTTGAACATCTCCAACGCGCCATCTGGCTTCAGCTCGCCGCGCGTGCGCCCGATCTTCTGGGCATGGGTGCCGTAGACCTCGCCGGGCGCGAGTTCCTGGGAGTAATTGAGGGACTTGACCCCCAAGTAGCGGTTCCCGTCCGCTCGGAGATCGACGCTCGACCAAGCGAACTTGTTGCCGTTGATGTCTGGGAAGGGAGCGGGAGTAGCCATGATATTCTCCTCGAGAAGGTGTGGAGTGGGTCAGCCAACCGGTGGCGTCGGTGCTACTTGGCGACGAGGGCCTGGTTGACGAAACCGATGTCGATCGTGATCTGCTTCGCGTAGCCCAGGGGCTCGACGCGAACGGTCGTCGGCATGGTGCCGGTCGAGAGAATGTTCGCGGTCCGGGAGATCTTGATCGAGGTGGAGGAAGCATCTCCGCCGTTGACCAAATCTTCGACCATCTGGCCGTTGACATCGGCTTCGATGGCCTGGGCTTCGCTCTCGAGGATGAACCCCGTGTTGGGGTCGAGGCGGAGCGAGGAGTTGAGGTACTCGAGGAGACCTTGGCGGGCGTCGGCGCACGCCCGATCCATCACGCGACGGAACTGGACGTATTTGAAGTCGCTACCGGCGGGCGAGAACATGTTGCCGTTGGTGACGTAGAAACCCTGGCGACCGATGATGGTGCGCAACGACGAGAACCTGGCAGCGTCGAGGTTCGGGGTCGCTTGCTCGTCGTGGTAGAGCGAGTCAACGCCAACGATCGGGCCATCCTCTACTGCGCCGAGGTCTTCGGAGATGCCGACCTTCGCGCAGCGAGCGGCGATGGGCCACGCGCTGGATCGCTTGCGAATGAGCCCGCTCATGCTGGAGAGCACCTCGGCGTAGCCCGCGCAGACCATCACGCGCTTGCTGGCCGAACTGGCGAAGGCGGTGATGAGGTTCGCGTTGCTCGCCGCCTCGTCGTCCGGCGCCTCCATGATCGCGAAGGCGTAGCGGAACGCAGCCTCGGCGCTCGACATGAGCGTGTCCAGCGTGGCCAGCATCGACGCGGAGCCCGAAGGGGTGGACGCCGGACCAACGACATGGATGAAGCCCCACGTGCGCGGGTCGGCCAGGGCGGCATTCACGGCGGTGGTGAGGTCGCTCAGCGAGTAGGCCGGAGCGGTGGTGGTGAACTTGAAGACGTCGCCGGCAACGAAGGTGCCATCTGCGAACGTGGCGGTCATGTTGGTGCCGACGAGCGACACAGCGCCACCGGTCGGAACGGCGACCTCCTGGCTCCAGTTGTCTCCACCGTCGAGCGTGTACTTCAGCGCTGCGGTGTTCGCGGCTAGGTTGGCACCAGCCCGAGTGATCTGGAGCTGAACGTCGTACTGATCATTCGGCGCGCCCGAGATGGTCGGAACGGCCGTCTGAGTCCCGGTGAGGTGGGTCACCGAGCCAGCCGAACCGGGCGTGCTCGCCGCGATCGGCATGACGTAGACCGGTCCACCAGCGGTGTCGAGCGAGAGCGCAGCGGCGTCGACGACGGGGCCGGCGCCCAGTGCCGTCTTGAGCGAAGCTCTGTCGCTGAAGGACTGAATGACCAACGGCGTGCCCAAAGAGCACACGCCCAACTTCAGGCAGATCTGATCGGTGCTGTCGGTGACGAGGCCGAGTGCTCCGTCTTCGATGGTTTCGCGGACGTCGGGAATCGACATGGGGAGGCTCCTGCGCCCTGTTCAGGGCGAAAGGCGGAGAGGGAGAAAGCGGGCGGGAGCTACTTGGGGGCGGCGATGCCGTAGCCGATCGGGTGATTCGCAACCTTGTCGGCCAGCGCATCGAAGGCCTCGGCCGTCATCTCGCGCCCGGCCGGAATCCGATCGTGAGCGCGCATCGCGGCCACCAACCAAGCGGGGATCTTCTTCTCGGTGGCGTGGGTCTCGAAGGCCTTCATTTCGTCGTGCATGGGTTCACCCTGAGCTGTCGTGCGGCGGTGCTCCCACCACCAGCACGGGGGTTTCTGGAATCGAAGTCACGGGGCCAGTGGTCCAGGTGGACGGCGTCTCGACGACGGGCACCTTGAGCATCACATCGAGCACGTAGAGCCGGCCGGTCTTCACCAAGCCATCGGCGGCCGGGTCCCACTCGCCGAACTCGCCCACCTCGCTGCCGTATGCGTAGGCGTGCAGGGCGGTGACGAACTGATTGATCAGCGTCTCGGTGGCCGCGTAGTCAGCGCCCCATAGGAAGCACTGGACGCCGCAAGCCCTCGTGTAGAGCTGACGCGGGTCGCTGCCGACGTTCTCGGTCGGCCCCCACGGTTCTCGACGAGGGACGAAGACGATTCTCGGCGGGAGATTGTGCTGTTTGAGGAACTCGGGACCGACGAAGGTTCCGATGCCACCAGGCAGCTTCGCAATGACCGCGTTGAGAGCGTTGATGAGGCCCATCGCTACTCGCCCCCAAAGCCCAGCAACCGCAGCAACTCGTCTGCCTCATCCTCGAAGGCCTTTTGCCAGCGAGGAGGAAGCTCGTTCTCGGGCACCATGGGGCGCGCTGGAATCTTGGTGGTGAACGTGCCGGTATAGGAGATGCGCACGGCCCGCTTGATACGACTCGTCTTTGATCGGGCCACGAAACGTCCACGCCGATTGTGCGCGTTGACCCTCGGTGGGTGCTCGATGGTGGCGCCGCTCTGGTGAACCTCGGCATAAAGCACGTTCGTGCCGAGCGTGAAGCCGCCCGAGTTGGCGTGCGTGATGCCGAATGAATTCCGGAGCCGACCGGTGTCGAGCAGCGGCTGGCCGTCTCGGCGCTTGAGCGGAGCCCATGCTTTCCCGGTCGGGTCGGTGCTGGTCTCGAACTCCCGTTGCAGCAACTGCAATGCGGATGCGCCGCACAGCTTGCTGAACGTCGATCGAGTGCTGGCCCTAGAGAGTTCCTTCACCTGCTCTCGGAGTTCACCGAGAGCGTCGAAGTCGCCTTTGATGCCGTCGCCGGCCATGATCACCACCCGCGCTTGGGCGACGTGGTGACGCGGGGCGCAACCGGCATGGTCACGCTGCCGCTGCTGTCGGTGATGGTCGGAGTGATGCGGCTGTTGCCAACGTCGTCGAGCCAGCCCAGCGCGTCGGTGAAGCCTTGTCGCACCGATGGATCTTGATCGGGGTCGAAGCCGCGACGCTTCATCAGGCGATAGGCAGCGATGTCACAGACGGCCTGCTTGAGCGCCTCTGGAATCGTGCCGGTGAGCGGCAGCGTGTAGCGCGATCGGAAATAGGAGTCCGCTTCGTCGCTCGCTGCGTCGATCGCAGTTTGCTGATCCTGTGTGGTGATATCGGCCAGGGCGTCCGCTGGAAGCGAGAGCGAGGCCAGTTCGCTGGGGGTGGCGTAGCTGCTCACGGGAGGCTCTGGTTACTTCTTGGCCTTGCTCAACTCGGCGAGCTTCGCCTCGAACTCGGCTACCTTGGCCTCGGCCTTGGTCGCCCGCTCCTCGGCGCGCTTCAGGGCGTGGCCGCCAGCCAGAGCCGGGAACATCTTGGCCGCCAACTCGTCGGTGTCCGGACCCTCCAACTCCAACAGGATGACGTCGGGGTCGGCCTTGGCCTCGGCGATCTGGGCCGCCGTGGCTTCGATCTCGACCGGGGTGGTGTCGGGCAAGAGCACTCCCAGACGGCGGTGCCCGTCCTTCATGCGGCTCGCTGCCAACACGCGAAACTTCTTCTCGGACATGGTCTCTCCGGGTTGTTTGTTGCGAAGGAAATGGGCGAGGCCGGCCCGATTTGGCGCCGGCCGTCAGCCATGTGATGCGGTGCTGCTAGGCAATCTTGAAGCTGGCCGCCAACCACCAGGGGCCGTAGCCGCCAGCGCTTCGGGCGCGGACGCCGAACAGGAACTCGTCTCGGAAGAAGACGTTCGGGTCGGTCATCACATTGGGGTAGCTGAACTCCGGCGCGACTCGCTCCTGGTAGATGAACGGCTTCACCGGCTTGGTGACGTCGAGCAAGTAGATGGTGTTCGGGTCGGTGAGTCGCTTGACTTCGAGGATGTCCATCGTGCCCTTGAGCACGTTGGTCTGACCGGCCGCGCCGCCCGGGCTGGTGCCAGCGGTGCCCACCGGCAGAGCGATGATCTCGGTGTTGAGGATCTTTCGCAGCGCGTAGGTCTGCTGAGGCGGGCAGACCACCAAGGTCGGCTCGACCTCGAGGGGCGTGTTGCCGGCGTTCTTCAACTGCGCCATCTTGGCGCGCGCATCGGCCAGGTTGGCGTCGGTGAGACCACCGGAACCCGAGTAATCGAACTTGTTCGATTGGGTCGCGCTCGCCGGATCATCCATGTTGATCGGGTGCGCGGTGTCGAAAAAGTTCTGGTTGTCGTACACCTTCGACGAGGCACCGTTCGCGATGACGTCGGCGATCAGCTTGTCAGGCAGGAAGCCAGCGGCGCGGCCGAGCTCCTGGACCGAGTTGCTGAAGAGACCGTACTGGTCGTCCTCGAGCTTGTCGCGCTTCAGGGAGATCGTCTTCTCGAACTTCCTGTTGAGCAGCGTCTGAGAACGGGCGCTGAGGGTGTCGATCACTCGCTCGCCCAACCACTCGCGCATGTCGCCGAGCACGTCGGACCAAGCGTAGATCTCGCTGGTGGTCTTGCTGGTCTTCTTGGTGGCGACCTTGTCCCAGTAGGGCTTCGCGTCGGCGATCGACTGGCGGAAGGTGAAATCGTAGCCCAGGAAGAGGCTGTCAAGAGTGGATGGCTGAATCGGAAACGACATGGCAGATCTCCTGGCGCCGAGTTAGGGCGCAACGGAAAGGGTGTTTTGGTTGGGTGGAGCGGTGGGACTAGAGGCCAATGCCGAGCTGAACCCAGACACCGCCGTCCGAGTCCACCTGGATCACTTTGCCGGCCCGGCTGCGGGCGCTGCTGTTGCTGGTCAGCGCCACCGTCTGGTCATCGACGATGTAGCAGTCAGCGCCAACGTTGGCCTGGGCGATGAGATCGCCGCTCGTCGAGTTGAGAAACTTGAACACGCCCGAGCGGACCTGAGCGTTGATGGCCCCGGTGCCGCCGCTGGTGTTGTCGGCGATCTGTTCGAACACGCCCGCCGCGATCAGACTGGCGGCGGTACGGCCGGGCGCTGCGTAGCCGGCGTCCAGCACGGCAATGCCACCCTGGTAGCACTTGGTGCTTGCTTTCACGGGAATCGACAGAAGCTTGGGCAGAACGCCCTCGCCCATCTGAAGGGTCTTGCGAACATTGCTGAGAGCGGTCATGGCGGTGCTTCTCCTGGGCCCCGTTCAGGGCCAAAGTGGTTGGTGCTGCGAAATCTTCGGTTGCGAGACGACTACGACTTGACCTGAGCCGAGCGCTCCTGGCGTCGCTTGGCGCTGAACTCGGCGTAGGCCTTCGGGTCGAGCCCCAACTCTTTGGCCACGAGCCTCTCCGTCTCGGAGAGGTCGGCCGGAGCGCCACCGGTTCCGTCCTTTGGCAGGGGCTTGACGTCGGTCTGCACCAACTTCGGGGCGGTGGCGAGAAACGTCTTCAGGGTGTTGATGTCCTTCGTTCCGGTCTCGCGAGCCCATGCCTCCGACGCCGGGGCCAACTTGCCCTCGCGCTTGCCATCAGCGATCAGCGTCTCGACCTCGGCCGTCCGCTTGTCCTTCTCGATGGCCTCGAGCCGAGCGTTGAGCGTGGTCACCTGATCAGCGGCCTGCTTCCAGCCCGCAACCTTGCCCATCGCCTCGGAGCGGTCCTTCGCGCCGGTCAGCGTCAGCAACTCGCGAGCCTCTTCGGCGGCGCGTGCCTCGCGCTGCGAGAGAACTTCCAACGCCTGGGCCTCGCTCGCGCCCTCGCCCAAACCCAGCTTGCTCAGAAGGAACTTCATGGTCGGTGTCTCCTGTGCGCCCGGCTGGGGCGCGTCTTTGGCCGCGACGAGCGGCGTCATTCCCTTGGTCGCGGGAAGGTTGGTCAGCGCCAGGTTATGAAGCTTCTGCACGCGCCTGGTTTCGGGGTGCAGGTCCACCGCTGGGCTGAAGTATCGGTATTCACCAGCTCGAAGATGAGCCTGGGCCTTCGGCGTCCAACGAACATTGGTGGCGTAGAGCCCGTCCGCTCGTTGCTCGAGGTTGAACCATCCGGCGGCCGGCGCGGGCTGAACAGGTTCGGCGAAAGTCTGGTGCTCGTAATCAATGCCTAGTTCGTTGCCCTGATCGCGATAAGCGGCCATGACGTCGTCGCACGCGTGGCCATCGCAAACCATCGGCCCTTTGCTCGTCTGGGTCTCGCCGTAGGGCAAGATCCGAAACTCGCGCGGTGGCTCTTTGCCCATGGCATCGAGCAAGATTCTTTCTGCAACGATGCGGGTTTTCATCGGTGAGGCTCCAAGGGCTTGAGGGCTTCGGCCAGCATGACGAGCCCCTCAAGGTAGGTAGCCGCGTCGTGGTCTTCGGGGTGCTGTCGCACCAAATCTTGGGCAGTCTGCAAATCGACGTCGATGGTCTGGGCCGTTGCCTCGCGCCAGAGTTGGCCAACTCGATCAGATACGGCGCTCATCGCAACGCATCCCAGAGTTTCTGATGGAGTTGCTCTTGACGGTCTTGGTCAAGCAACGACCGTTCGATGATCGACGCCAACACAGGAGCCAAATCGGGCTTCCCCTCTGCTGTGGCGATGCGCTCGGCGAGCAACGAAATTCTCTTTGTCTTCTGCCATTGCCCAACGAACTGCCTGAGCAGCTCAAGGGCGATCTCGCTGAGGTTGCCGCTGGCCTTTGGTGTGGCCTCGGCGCTGCCGGCGGCGAAGTGCATCAGCGACTCAACGACCCCTACCTCGCGCTTATAGGCGTGCTCGTTGAAGAGCCCGCTCTTGCGCCATTCGCGTCTCGGCCCCTTCGCGTCATCAGCGATCGAGAACCCGATTCGGCGGCTGGCGTTCTTCCAACTGAGCGTGGCCAGCAACTCTACGGCGCCTTCCTCGAGAACGCGCCCGGGCTCGGTGGCATAGGCATGCTTCGCCTCGCTGGTGTGCGGGTCGGACCACCGACCAAGGCCGTGCAACTCCTCATGCACCACCGTGCTCAATGCCTGTGCGGCCTCCAGGTCTTTTCTGAGCGGTCGCTTGCTCTGAGTCGTTCTCTTGATCGCGTCGGCGCCTCGAGCGTTCAGCTCAATGCGACCGTCGAAGTGGCGTCGGCCCGCTTCCAAGATGTCCGGATTGCGCTCCAGGCTCTTGCTGGTGAAGTCGGCACCGAATAACTCTCGGCCGATCTCCACCATGCGTCGATGGTGCTCCTGAAGCGTCTGGGGTGGCGAGCTCCATCGAGCCACCTGCAACGGGGCAACCTCAACCTTAGGCGGAGGCTTGGGCCGCGTCGCCTCTTTCTCGGCTCGAAGCTTTTCGTATGCATCCCGAAGTGGCTTCGGGAAGTTCGACAGGTCCGGCCTCAACTCTTCGCCGACCTGACCGAAGCCCTCTTGGGCGTCAACGTCGGGCGGCGTCTTGGCAATGCCTGCCGACTCGGCGTCATCCGGGGTGAGCGCCATCACCGTCGATCGGCAACTGAAGTGCAGCGGCGGCTGATGGTCGTTCCACCATGGGTCGCTCGCTGGCAACACCGTCCCTTGCAGCGGCCGGCAGATGGGCGACGTCCGTCCATCGAGCACGGCGCTGAACTTCCAGAAGGGCCGGCGCCTCAACACCGCCGGATCGGTCAGCATCCGGTATCGCCCTTCGCCGTAGGCAACCTGGGCGTTGGTGCGAAAGATGGTCTGCAAACGCCAAGGCTGATCACGACCCCATGCCTGAGCCAGCTTGTCGCCGACCTTCGCCTTGAAGTCTTCGAAGCTTTCGCCTCGAGCAATCGCAGCGTCGAGCGCCCGCCAAACGTCAGCGAGAAGCTCCAGGTTGGCAACGCCAGCGACCGTGAAGGCTCGCTCTCGGGCCTCGCCGGAGATCTCTTCCAACTGATCTTCGGCGACCGGAACTCTGGCGCGCCAAGCCTGGACCGCCTCGGGGAACCGAGCCGGGTCGCTGATCGTGGTCACAACTCCTCGATGATCGCCGCTCGGCCGCTCAACTCGGCCATGACGTGAACCTGCTCACTGAGCTTCGCCATCTCGCGTGTGTCGAGATGAGGGAAAAGCGAGACCAGCCGCGTCTTGAGGTCGGTTGCGTCAGTGGCCTGGTGCACAGCGTGGAGCACGTGCACGAGGTGCATTCGCATCGCCTGCTCAGCGCGAAAGACCGCGTGATCGGCAAGGTCGTCGACGTAATCCTGGCCACGCGCATCGATGCGCTCGGGCCGGCTGCTGAATTGTTTCGGCTGTCCCGGCGCCGGTGGTTGCCCGGGCTGCGGTGCTGGCATCTGAGCGCGAGCCTCGGCATCTTTCTGTTCGGCCTCTTCCTTCTGGGCCGCCTCTTCCTCTTCGGAGAGCAGCGGCACGCCGATCTCCTCGAGGAAGGCGCGGGTGTCGACTGGAGCGCCAGCGGTTTTGAACGACGTCAGCGCTGACCCAGCCTTCATGTATCCGTCTGCCGTGGTGGCCAAATCCTGCGGCGGGTCCGTCTGCCACTGGGGCAGCGGGGTCAAGTCTTCGGCGGCCCAGTTGTAGAGCGCCCAGGGCTTCAGCAGGAAGTTGCGCACCGCTCGAGAGAGAGTGACGGCGTCCGACTGCTGAAAGTCCTTCCGAACCTGATCGTGCACCTGCGCGGCAGCTCGAGAGCCCTGCTGAACCTCGGTGGTGAGGTTCTGGCCGAGGAGCACCACCGCGATCGCCGTGTCGGCGTGCTGGAGCAAGTGCTCGAAGCCTTCGTAGGTCTTCGCCTCGGCCTCGACGAGCTCGATTCCAAACTTGCCGATGTTCGGGCCGAGGTCCGGGCACTCAAGCGTCGTCTCTCGCCCCAAGTTGCTGAGCGCGCCGATGAACGCCTTTTTGCTCTCGTCGTCGGCGCTGATGGGCACGTTGCCCACCACCACCGCGATGCCGTGCTTCTCGGACTGGCGCGCCCAATCTCGACGCCCCCAGTTGCGGATCAGCCACGCCAGAGCCAGCGCGCGAACTCGGCCGCGCATCCACCCTCGGCGGTAGCCATAGGGAGCGAAGACGAAGAACCGGCCACCACCATCCTCTGGCACGCGCACGATTCCATCAGCGGTGGTCAGCCAATACGAACCGAGTTGGCCTTGGCCATTCTCGTCGTACGTGTCCCAGATCCAGTTGATGAACGACGGGTGCCAAAACTTGAGCTTCGGCGCCCACAAATCGCCGTCGGTGTTCCAGACGACCTCACCCAGGCCGAGCCCGAGCATGATTCCGGTTGAGAGAATCTGGCCCAGCGCGGCTTCATCGGCCATCTCGGCCCAACCATACTTGGCCATTTCGGCCAGGAAGGTTGCCAGCGGGTCGATCTCTTCTTCGGCCTTCGGGACCTCGTCGCCAGCCTTTCGCAGCTTCGGCGGAGGCTTCGGCGCCTCGAATTCGAGCGGCAGGCCAAGCAAGCCGTTGACGCGCGTGGTGAGCACGCCCTCAATGCGATCGTCGCGCCCCATCGTGTCGACGAGGTAGCTCGCCAACCGGAAGCGCCCGAACTCCAGCTCTCGCAACGCTCCCCGGACCAAATCGACCGCATCGAAATGGTCGTAGATGTTGACCGGCAGATCCCGAAGCGGAACCGTGCTAGCCGGCGTCGGTCGACGCGACCTCTCCTCTTCGTCGGGAGTCGCCTTGATCGGTGAGACGGAGGCTGAGGCCATCGGTCAAATTCGGGACTGCGGAAACGTGCCGGGCTTGCTGGTCATTGCTCGGCCGGTGCTGGGCAATGCGTCGAAACCAGCGGCCAGAGCGTCAACATCGTCGTCGTGTGCGTCGTTCACTCCGGTGAAGCCAGTAACGACGGTCACGAATTCAGTGAGCCAGGGCGCCTGTTGAGGCAGGAGCACTCTGGGCGGTGTGACATAGGGCGCGTCCGCTTCCTGGTTGGCTCGTGTGCCGTTCCAGGCTGCTGCGACGGGCTGAGCGCGAACGAACTTGTCAGCGGTCACCTGAATCGCGTTCAGGCGAATCGCCGTGCGCTGTTGGCCCCGCTCGTCTCGCTCGGGAGTGTTGACCAGGTCGGCAACACCCATCTCGGTGCCCGAGCAATACCAACGCATTTGGGCGCTCGGAAATCGAGCCCGAAGCGACCGAAGCACCTCTTTGAACTCGGGTGCTCGCTGCTGCCGGCGCACGACGTCGAGCACGTAGTAGGTGCCCTTGCACTCGGCCAGCACCACGGCGACCGACCAGTCGCTCGAGGTTTTCTTGCTGTAGGCCAGGTCCACCCCGATCGCCACCCGAAATGCCTCGGTGGGCACATGGGAATAGTGGTGGACGTCGCCAAAGACCGAGCCGCCGCGAGGCCTCGGGCGCCCTTGGAAGAGCGAGGCCCAAGTGTATTCGCCAGCGCTGCGCCGCTTTTGCTCGAGGAGTTCGAGCGGCCAACGCTCTGGCCAGAGAGCAACACCAGCGTCGCTCACCGCCGGCATGTTCAGATGCCGCCATGCTGCGGCATCCTCGCTGCCGTGCACGTGCCCGATCAGGTCGTCGGGATGCCAGCGCGTGTGGAAGATGAAAGCCGAGCTGCCGGGCTCAAGTCGCGTTTCAGCGATGTCTCCCCACCAGTCGGTCACCTTCTCGCGCCACGCTGCCGATTCGGCTTGGACGCGGTCCTTATAGGGGTCGTCGACCAACAAGATGTCGACGCCTTGCGAGGTGAGCGGTCCACTGATTGCGGTGGCCAGAAGGCCGCCACCCTCAGCGGTGCGCATCTCGTTTAGATTCTCGGCGCCCTTCGCGAACCGAACCCCAGCGGCTTCGGCCCACTGACGCGCCTTGCGAGCCTTCGACCTGGCGATTCGATCACCGTAGGTGACATACGCCAGCGTTCGGTGAGGCTGCTTGAGCAGCGTCAGCGCGATGAAGGCTAGAACTGTGTCGGTCTTCGCGTGCCGAGGCGGCGCGTGTGCCGTGTCGCGAACCGATTCGACCCAAGCTCGCTCGAGGTCGATCACCAACGGGTCGAGATGTCGAGGCGGCTTGTAGCTCTTGGACAGCGTCGGGATGAAGTCATAGAGGCCGACTGCCTCAGTGGACTTCGGCACCCTCACCCGAACCATCGTCTCCCGAAGTCGCTGGAGGCCGCGTGTTCGGCTGATCAGTTGCTGGAGACCCATTCAACACGTCCGAAGCAACCTGGAGCTCGCCCACGACCTTGACCGCCTCAGCGACGGATCGGATGTCGTGAGGCCCGTCGGCCTTGCCAACCAACTCGGTGAGTTTGGAGAGACCGAGCCGAAGGAACTTCAAGCGCTCGCTGCGCCAATCTTCCTCAGCCTTCCGAAGCTCCTCGACGAAGGCCTGGGCCAGCTCGTCGTCGTTCTCGAGCCGCTGGCGCCAGTTGAGAATCGACCGGTCGGTGACGCCCCAGCGCTCTGCCGCCTTGGCGTCGCCCATCATGGCCGCATCGGCGAGGATGCGAGCTGCGCGGCGGCGGTCGAAGGAAGGCATTGGTTCAGCGCTTCGGCGAAGGCTTGGGCTTCACCCACGGCCGGTGCGGCCGAGGGGGAGCCGCCGCTTGTAGTGGAAGCGGGAGACGGAATTGAACCGCCACGCCTGGCTTATGAGACCTGGCCACCCTCCAAGGTTTCCCGCAGCAAATCCAGCAGTGCGCCCCTGCTGGTAGGCTCGTAGCGGCGAGGCCGCCCGACTAGGCTGATGCGGAGCTGCTGAGTCAGGGTGGCTGATGAGGCCTACCCGTCGTCCCGAGCCCCTATATAGAAAGAGCGCTCGGACGCTCAGGATCTCTCAGGATTGCTCACGCGGGCGCTGGGCGCGGTCGAGCATGGTCAGAGAATCGAACAACTCCGACGCGCACTTGCGCAACTGGGAAAGGTAGACGAGCCGCTTCTTGCCCGGACGCAAGTTTTTCAGCCCCGCTTGGTCGAGCAAGCGATAGAGCTGAAAGCGGGTGAACCCCGTCATCTGTGCCAACTCGGAGATGGTGTAGGCGAGTTTGAGTTTCATTTTTTGAACCGATCAAGGATGGCCTCGACGGTCTTCAACAGCGCCTCTTGGGCGTTGAGCCATCGTCTTGGAACCTGCCCTCGAATCAGACTGATGATTTCGTATCTCTCCTTTGCGACTACGCCCTTCACCAGATCGTTGATGCCCTGGCTGTGCTCGGCCTGGGCCTTGGCCGGCGCTTTGCGGAAGTCCTCGACCAGAGCGAGCGCGCCGGCCTTCTCATCAGCGAGCCGCCTCACCTCGGCCAACAGGTCTCGGCAATCCGACCTTGTCGACCAACCGGGTGGCTTCGGGACCCGCGTTGACCGTTCTTCGATCTGCTTCAACTCTTCTGGTGTCATCGGTTCTTCCTCGCGATCTCGAATGCCCTCAGCGCCTCGTCGAGCTGCTCTCGAGCCAGCCCGCGAACCTCGGCCAACCATCGAGCGGCGGCCGGCGTCTTGGTGGCGTTCCGAGCGATGCGCGCCAGCCAGTCGAGCAACGTTCTGCTGGTGCGACTGCGGCGGTGCGGACCAACGCCAACCTGGAGGGCCAGCGCGGCCAGCTCGTCGTAGGCGTGGAGCACTGCCGGCGCGAGACCGTTGAAGGCCTCTCGGAGCGTCAGAGTGTGGTCGTGCCCGATCTGCTCAAGAGCACGCGAGATGCGCCGGGCCCTGGTGCTCGCGTGCAACCACCGCACATCAGGCTCTGAGCGCAGCCGACTGCTGAACGTGAGCGGAGCCTGGAGGCGTTGAATCATCCCCGGATAGTTCGAGCGCAGCCCACATTCCCCGTCGGCCTCGCGGAAGAACCACCGGAGATCGTCGGCAGTGCGTGGGTTGGGCAGCAGATCGGCCAGAGTTCGAAGTGCGTGCATCTGTGCTCCTTTGACGCGAGGCGGTGCGGGCGAAAAATGACGAAAAAAGACTTGGTGAGACGACTCAACTACCCAGCAAGACTCAGATTCATTTTTCGGATTCATCGGTAACAGGGACGTCGAGGCGTGGGCCGGTGGCCCAGTTCACGGCTGTGGTTGTTGCGAAGTCGCTGGTGATCGGCCGGTGGGAACGGGGGTCGATAGTCGTTCACGGGACGGAACGACAAAGACCCCTTGCGTTCGAGCCTGGGTTGAGACCAGCGCCTCTGGAATGACGAGCACCCTCATAGAAAATCCAGTGCGAGCATCAGGACCGCAGCAGCGAGGAAGCCGACGGCGAACGCCAGAACTCCGAATTCGATGAGGTCGGCGCCAGTCACCCAAAGACGTCGATTCATGGACCCTCCCCAAGCCAGTCGAGACGGTTGGAGCAATCGGCCATGCGTCTGGCCAACTCGCCGTGCTTTGGCGTGCCCGGTCTCGCCCCCTCCAACCGCCGAGTGCAGTCGAGCAAGTCGAGGTGGAGAAGCTTCCGGCAGATGCGACGCCAGATCGGGCCGCGCTGAGGAATCGCGGGCGTGTCAGTGAGAGAACTCAAGTCTCCTCCGTCGCATCGAGGAGACCGGAGCCGTCGCACACCTCGCAGCTTTCCCAAGCGGTGCCGAAAACGTCTTCGCACTCGCAATGCTTTTCGGAGTAGCCGCAGTCTGAGCAGACCTGGCCGAAGCCTTCGCAGGTCTCACACTGAACGTGGCTCTCTGTTGCGGCCTGGCAGCGACCGCACAAGAAAACGTCGCCGTTCTCGGTGGCCAGCGGAGTCGGTTTGGCCAGCATCCCGCAGCACTCGCAGGATTCGAGAACGTCCGGCAGCTTCAGCGAGGCGATCAAGGCGCACCTCGCTGCGGCACCTTCACGCCCAGGTTCTCGAGCCACCTCGGCGCCGGCAACTTCGACGAGCGCCAGTCGAACCAGCCACGCGAGCAAACCGCGACGCCCCAGATCGAGCAGAGCTTGGCGATCTCGCACCCTTCGTGCTTCGGCAACTCGCACCGATGCGATTCCGAATTCGGGATGCCGTCGACCTCAAACGGGAAGTCGAGACCGGACCCCAACGAGTGGCCCGTCATGCCGCACCTTCCTTTTTGCGGTGCTCCTCGAGCCACGCGGTGAACGGAGGGTTGCCATCGGACTGCCAGCGCTTCACGCACGATTCGCAGATCGGAGTCCGAGCGACGCCGGCCGTGTGCGTTGCGGGCTCGGCCTGGCAACAAACGCACTTCGGCGGCGCTGCGGGTTCGGCTGGTGACGATGGAGCGAGGCCAACTCTCGTTGCGCGCGAGTGGCACTCGGCCCGCTTCTCGCGGGTGAAGCATCGCAACGGGCATGGCGGATCAAGCTTCTGGGCCCACGGGTCGGCGAGGTACGCGCGCCACGCAATCTCAACTCCGGCTTCGGAGAGCTGCGCAACGGCGTCTGAGATGAATGCATTCAGCCGAGGTTGAGCCGGGCCAGGGTCGTTCGGAGAATCCGGCAGGGCTTGCGTTCGCATCTCTTGGAGGCGAAGCCAGAGCGCTTCCTGTCGAGATGGCTGTTTTTGCTTTTTGGGGGCTGGTGCTGCTTCGGGTTCTGGCTGGTCGCCGAGCAATCCGAGCTGACCGGAAGACTCGGCGCTTTGATAATCTTCCGCTGCCCGCACCGCGAGAGATCTTTTTCTATTCTTACTCTCCTCTCCTCTCCTCTCCCCCAAATCGTCGCTCGGACACGTTGCGACAGTCTCCGGATGCTCGCGCGATTGTCGCGCGATTGTCGCGCGACGGTTCTGTTGACGGTCCCGATCGCGTTCGAGCTTCTTCAGATGGGCTTCGTTGTGCTCATCCCAGTCGTGGACTCGGTAGAGTTCGGCGTCGCCCTCGATGAACCCGGCTGAGATTGCAGCAGCAACAAAGCGACCGGTCTCGCCTTCCCAACCCGCAGCCTCTTCGACCAATGCGCCAGCATGCCGGCCACGAACAACGCCATCGGGCGCGAACTCGGAGCACCAGGCCCAGAGTTGTACGAGGTAGGACCATGCGCGCTTCTCGCCCAACTCACGGCCGAGAAGTCTCGCCTTTGGGTGGCGAGGAAGGTCCGCGTAGAGTTTGATCCAAGGCAGACCCATCAGCGCGCACCTCTTCTGCGGGTTCGCGCTGACCGCTCTCGGACAAGGGTTCGGATTGCGCCGGAGGCCAGCTTCAGCGCTCCGACATGATCGAAACCGATGTACAGGCCACCACCGTCGGCCGACTGAACAGCAGCGGTCACGCCGCCTTTGCTTTCGATGAGGTCGACTCGGATCGTGTCGCCAAGATTCGGATTGATGGCGGGCGGAATCTTGTTGGGCTTCATTCGGAATCCTCTCGCAGCGGAGACGCCTCGCATACGCCCCACCGGGCGCAGCCAGTGGGTTGCCTCACGAGTTGAAATTGCTGCCCCCCCCGATCAGTCGCGGCCCATCGCATGACTTCGCGGATGCCGACGGGCTCGACGCTGGGGCCGGCTTCGTTCTCGGGAACGCCTGACTTGATCAGGCGGCGCTTCTCCGGGCGACGGTCACGCGTGAACATCGTTGCGCCCATGCGTTCTTCGAGAGCTGCGATCTCGTCAATGCGTTCGGGCTGAAGCCGAGAGACCAACTCCAGCTCGCGCTTAGCGGCGTTCACGGCGCACCACCGATCAGCGCCCGAGGAGGTTCAATCTCCAGCGCGGCTTGGATGCGTCGGCCGAGCCACTCGCCGATTTGCGGCACCGCCGCATTGCCGAGGCAGCGAAGGCGGTCCACCCGAGCGGGAATCCCATGAGCCACTCGACCCACGTCGGGTTCAGCGCCCCACCAGCCTGCACCGTCAACGGCGGCGAACCTTCGCAAGTCGAGCTGAGCCCCGGCGAACGCGCGTCCGCAGCGCGAGGCGTAGCCCACCGTTTCACCGCCGTTGGGGGTGTGGGGAACCCCCGGGGGGGGGGGGCCCAACCCCAGACTGTTCCGCTTGAGCTGAGATGCTCCCGCAACATTCCGAGCGTCGTTTGTTGTCGGCGTGGGCCAAACTCCCCGCTCCACCTTGCGAACCATCTTGGCCAGGTCCACTTGACGCTTGCGACCGTCCGGCACCATCCCCGTCGGCGAAACCTCCTCCGGCAGCGAGCGACCACCGTTCGAAGGCGTCGTTGGAGTCGGCCACATGCCGCGGCTGGCCATCGTGTCGAGCGAGGGCCTCACCGCTGCGCCCGAACTCGGACTCTGGTTGCTGCCGTAGCGGCTCGCGCTTGGCGTAGGCAACCACGAAGATTCGGTCACGGAGGTGAGGGGCGCCAACGGCGGCCGCTGGAATACAGTCCCACTCAGCATCAAACCCGAGCGAGGCCAGGTCTCCGAGAACTCGTCCGAAACCCCGAACGCGGAGCGCTGCGACGTTCTCCACAAGCACGACTCGGGGTCGTAGCTCGCGAATGATCCGTGCGAACTCGGACCAGAGTCCGCTGCGGGCTCTGCTGATGCCAGCTCGCTTGCCGGCGTTGCTGATGTCTTGGCAGGGGAAGCCCCCGCAGATGAGGTCAACGGGGGGGGCATTTTGTGTACCAACCTCGCGCACGTCGCGAAAGAGGCGCGTTCGAGGCCAGTGCTTCCGAAGCACTCGGCGCGCGTAGGGATCGATCTCAACCTGGAAGGCGCAGCGCATGCCGGCGCGCTCGAGACCGAGGTCGAGGCCACCGATGCCACTGAAGAGGGAGCCAAAGACGAGGGTCACGTTGCCCACCCCCGAACCAACTCGGTCCAGTCGAAGCGCTGAGTGAGCGCCTCGCGGATGTCGATGCGAGATCCGTCGAAACCCTCGAGTTCGCCTTGGTAGACGAGCGCCACCGAGTGGACCTTGATTCGGCCCGCAGCGAAGTCGCGCCCGCTCTGAGTGACGCGCCAGAGTCCGGCGCGAGGGTTGCCGTCGGCCTTCTCGGCGTCGGCTTCCTGGAGCAGGCCCCAGTAGCGAAGCTTCGCGGGATCGCCTCGGAGCGTGGAGCGCAACTCGGGCGCCAGCGAGTCAGCGGCCAGCACCGTCGGCAGGTGCAACCACTCATCTGGTTGGCGAGCGAGGATGCACAGCGCCGCCGCCATCGAAGAGGTGAGCTTGCGCCGGTAAAGTTGGCAGTGAGAGCGGCACGCGCGGCAAGTCGTGCCCTTCACCCGATCGAGTCGGATGCGCTCTTGCTCCTGGCGGAGCGTCGCTTCTCTGAAGGGAAGTTGGGGAGTCACCGACGACCCCCGGTCAACTGCTCTCGACGCCAGGGCGTGTCGTAAAGGCAGTCGTTGATCGAGATCTCCCCCAACGAGACCTCAAGAGCGGCCTTGGCTTGTTCTGGGGTAAACCGCTGGAGTTGGCCGTTTTCGAAGTTGGCAACTCTGGCTTGGGTGGTGCCGATCTTCTCGGCCATCTCCGATTGCGTCAGACCTTTGCGCAATCGGAAGTCTTCGAATGGATGGGTTCGCATGCTGGAAAAGCATAGACTTGCTTGTATTGCTTATCAAGCAATTGTCTTGCGATGCCGGCGCACGGGGTGGCGTGATGGAGGCAGGGGCGTGTAAAGCATCGTTTATGTCAGGAAGGCATAAGGCACCCCAGCGGAAGGTCTACGACAAGAGGCTGGGAGCCGTTATCAGGAAGACCATCCAGACCAAGGGCATCAACCAAAAGGCCCTAGCGTTGGAAGTCGGCATTGACGCGTCGAACCTCAGCCGAATGCTGAGCGGTGCTCAGACGATTCAGCCCGACCAACTCGACAAGATCGCGAAGGCGCTCGGGAAGTCTTCGAAGGATTTGCTACCCGAAGAGGGCGGCAGTCCATTCGCGCTCAAGGCCGAGTTGGAAGGAACGCGCGAGGATGACCCGACAACCTGGCCGGAAGGGCTCGATCACTTCCTGGGCTCGCACGGTGAGCGGCTGGGAGTCACACCGCGCGAGCGCTGGCAGATGATTCACAGCCGGTTTCGTCTCGAGCCATGGGTCAAGCTCAACGACGACTTCTGGGAAGACATGCTGGGCTTCTGGCGGAAGCGCTTCGCCGCCGAGGATGCTCAGCGGCTTAGTACATCGAAGCGCTAGAGCCCCTTCTGTTGCTCTTCCTTTTGGAGCCTCTCTCCCGATGAGCGCGGCTCCATGAAGGTGACGCGTACCATCTCAAGGCGTCCGTCTTTGAAGACGTAGTCGATCTGGGCCTTGAGCTCTGAGACCAGTCGACGCGCCTCAAGCGCCTTCAAGGTGTTCCACTTCGCTGACTTCACATCAGGGTTCAGCTTCTGAACTTCGGTGATCGACATCCCCCACCGCGTGTTCTGGTAGCCGGCGTCTGAGAGTGTCTCCTCAGGCTTCGCCGAAGCCACCGACGGCACCAGCAACAGCAACCATACCCAGCGCATTCATACCTCCCGGAAGTCGCTTCTAGTTTCACATCCGGGTTTGCGTTGTCACACCACGGGTTTAAGATTGCGTGGTGAATTGCTTGACACGCAATATGCTTTTTTAGCATTATGGACATGTAGCACGGCGCTGGGAATGGGTTGGATGGGCGGCAACACGGAGCTGAGCAAGCCCACGGGCGACCTCGGCAGATGGCGCCAGAAGCAGAGAGCGAAGCGGCAGCAACGCAAAGAGACACGGAGTCGACCATGGTCGAAGTGCTGAGAATAGTTCTGGCGGGCGAAGCGACCGGGCCCGCCGAATCGAAAGGGTTGACCGGTCGCCTTCAAGTCTCCGACGAGTGCGGCGACTGCGGACGACTGTTCGAGGTCTGCATTCCTCACGCGACGGGCGGTGTCTGCGGTTGCACTCCGTGTGAGCGGTGCGCGTCGAGGCCTGTGCGGCCGCCGCTCCCGATCGGATTGCGCGGCGAACTCGAGAGGGCGATCGCGTCGCTGGGCCACGCGCTCGAGGTGATCAGCGAGTTGCACAACTCCGAGCCCCGGTGGACCGCGACGAAAGCGAACCTCGCCGAAGCGATGGTCAACGTTCGGGAGGTGCTCTCGTGAGTAAATCTAAAGCGAGGCCATTTACTCCCGGACCCTGGTCAATTGAGGACGACGATGAAGGGCCCGCCAACGGCCCCGGTGGTGAGGTCGTCGCTGATGTCCTGATGGAGCACGACTTCGCATGCATCGAGGAAAAAGACCGACCCGCCGCCGACGCTGAGTGCAGGGGCAATCGCCGGTTGGTCAAGGCTGCTCCCGATCTGCTTGCTCGGCTCGACGTGAGCACTCGTGGCCTTGCGGCTATGGCCCGAGACTTCGCCGAGTTGCCTCGGGCCATCCGTCCCCCTGACGAGAACCTCGCGGGTCTTCGGGCGCTGGTTCGAGAGAACCGCGCCGTGCTCCGCGCGGCTCGAGGCAAGCGATGAGCGACCGAGAGCAGCGGCTCACGCGCCTTGTCGCGAAGCTCGTCGCCGAAAACGACGCGCTCAAGCGCCGACTCGCTGGCGAGGCACCACGTCAGCGCAGCGTTCCAGAGAGCGCAACTCGAGAGCTGACCGTCGAGCGCATTGCCCTGCCCGATTACCTCAACGAGGCCGGCTGAGATGGTGACGCTTCTTCACAGCGCTGGAGTGCACACCAGCGATCGGCGGAGGAAGTGCCGCCCTGCTGGCCTCGATGAGCGCGGGCCTTGGGTGGTGCTCCTGCTCGACGACAAGGGCGCTGAGTGGGCGCTGATCGCCGAAGGCCTTTCGCTCGAGGAAGCGCGCGATCTGACGTTCGACGCTCGGAGCGATTCCGAGTTGCTGTTGGCCTCCGCGCTGGGGGGAGCTGCGATGACCTGGCTTCTCTATCGCATCGTTTGGCTCGTGTTCACCGTCGCCGTGGTGGGTTGGATGTTCTGGCCCGCTTGGGTGCTCCGCCGACGGATTCGCCGAACTGACTACGAAGACTTGAGCGAAGCACATCGGCGCCGTTCTCAGCGCCGCGTTCACTGACCCATTCCACACCAAAACTGGAGTTGAACTTGAAGACCACCGAGAAGGTTCTGGCTTGGCATTTCGCCGCAGCAGATAAGCGCCTTGGATACGGCGACGGCAGACTGATCGTGCAGGGCAAGACGCTCATTCATCGCAAGGCTCAGGGCAAGATTCTGCTCTGCAACCGAGGCCTCCACGCCAGCATCAGCCCTCTCGATGCGTTGCAGTGGGCGCCGGGGCCCGTGGTCTGCCGCGTTGAGATGAGCGGGCAGATTGAGAGGGGAGATGACAAGTTGGTCGCCACGCGCCGAAAGACGCTGTGGTTGATCGAAGCCGAGCAGGGGAACCGGCTGCTTCGCGAGTTTGCTGTGTGGAGTGCTCGCGAGGCGTTGAGGCGAATCGAGAACCCCGATCCGAGGAGCTTGGCCGCCTGTGATGTTGCAGAGCGGTTCGCCCGTGGCGAAGCGACACGGGAAGAGCTCAACGCAGCGAGGGCCGCAGCGGAGTCCGCAGCGAGGGCCGCAGCGAGGGCCGCAGCGAGGGCCGCAGCGGAGTCCGCAGCGTGGTACGCAGCGAGGGCCGCAGCGGAGTCCGCAGCGAGGGCCGCAGCGGAGTCCGCAGTGTGGTCCGCAGCGGAGTCCGCAGCGTGGTACGCAGCGAGGGCCGAGCAGAACCGCCGCTTGGAGGAAATGCTCCTTGCGGCGGCTCCTGCGGCCTCGAAGAGCCGAAAGGCGGTGCGCTAATGGCTACCGCCCCCGAACAGACCGAAACCGCTTTGACCACCACCGCGACGGCCGAGCCCGCAGCGCCGGCACCTCGACCTTCCTCGGCCCTCGCCTCTCCGATGGGTTTCGAGCCGACCAACATGCGCCAGCTCTGGTGGCTCTGTGAGCAGTTGGTGGGCACGGGCTTCCTTCCCTCGCGCGTCACCAGCCCCGGCCAGGCGGTGGCCATCATTCTCGCCGGCAAAGAGCTGGGCCTGGGCACGATGCAAGCCCTTCGGGGCGTCCACATCATCGAGGGCAAGATCAGCCTGGCCGCTGACACGCAACTTGGCCTGATGATCCGCGCCGGCATCCGGTTCAAGTGGCTCGACAAGACTGACAAGCGCGCTTGCCTCCGCCTCGAGCGCCCCAACCAGGAACCCGAAGAGTTCGCCTTCACCATCGAAGAGGCGGACCGGGCTGGGTTGGTGCGCGCCAACCGCGATGGGAAGCCAGGCAACTGGCAGAAGTATCCCGCTGCGATGCTCCGGGCTCGCGTGGTGTCGATGGCGGGTCGCGCCTACGCGCCCGATGTGCTCACCGGCATCTACGTGCCGGGCGAACTCGGCGAGGCCTCGTCATCGCCCGAGATGGAGTTCGAGCCTCCGCCATCCGGGCCCGAGGCGAAGGCGTTGCCGGCGCCGAAGCCGGTGGTGCATCGCTGCCTTCGCAGCGGGCGCGACGTCGGGCCCAACGACCTCACCGCTGAGAGCAAATGCCCAGATTGCGGCGTGGAGTGTGATCGCAACTTTCGATGCGAGCCGCTGCCGCCCCAGAAGCCCGCTCCGACTCGAGACGACGATCCGCCGCACGTTGAGGTCGTCGATGAAGAGGCCGCGAAGCGCCTTGAGTCGATCGCGACGGTCAAAGAGGCGATCGGCCAAGCGGCGACGGTGGCGCAACTCATCGAGGTCGGCCAGGGCATCGCCGAGATGGAGTTGGCCGCTCCCGAGCGAGAGGCGATGCGCGAGATCTATGCAAAGCGAAAGGCTGAGTTGATCGCGACGCTGGAGGTGGCGCAATGAACGCCATGGACGCCACCGCGTGGCTGATGGAGCTGCGCACCGGCCTCAAAGGAACTCGCGGCGCTCCTAGGCTGGTGGTGCCGCTGTGAACGGTCCCGAGGTTCACCACTGCGGCCGGTGCTCTGGGTCGGCGTCCATCCTCTGCCATGAGCGCGGCGAGTGGTGGTGTTCGTGGCTCTGCAAGGCCTGCTTTGCGAGCTTGTTCGGCTGGAGACGGGCGGTGCAGTCGTGAGCGGCCTTCGCGACTTCTTCACCGAGCCATTCCCGACCGCCTCTTTCTTGGTCGTCGCCGGCGCCTTCCTCGCTTGCTGCTTCGGCGTCTGGTGGCTCAGCCGCAAGCCGAGAGCGCGCCTCCACCCCTTGAATAACCACAACCTAGCCGAGTTGAAGCGCGGCCCCAACCGACACAGGAAATTCAAATGAGCGACATCAAAGTCGATGCGGTGGCGCTGGTCTTCGACGCCTCCGGCCGCTTGCTGATGGTGGAGCGGAAGAAGCAACCGGGCATGTGGGGCGCGCCTGGCGGCAAGGTAGAGCCGAACGAGCACCCCGACGATGCAGCGGTGCGCGAGCTTTACGAGGAGACCGGTGTCATCGTGGACCGGCTCGACTTGGCAGACTTGGGCCACCACGACGACAACGGACGCACGGTCTATGTGTTCCAGGTTCGCGATCCGATTGATCACGAACGTGCTCAGCGACAGACCGGAGAGGGTGCCTTGCGCTGGGCTCCGCTGGCCGACCTCTTCACTCCCAGCACGTGCCCTTTTGCGATGCCACTTCGCCGAGCGCTGCCTGAGCTCTACCAGAGGTCCGTGCTCGAGAACGCGAAGGCCTATGCCTCCGAGTTCGGCAGCTTTGTTACCCGAGCGGTCTCCGTCTGCGGTCTCGAGTCGACGATGAGGATCATGGTCGACTGCGCCGCTCTTTGTGCTCGGCGAAGCGGCATCTCCAAAGAGCAGTGGGACCGCTGGACGTTGCTGGGCTGGAACTCGGCCCACGATCAAGCGGCCATCTACGAAGCCGAGAGGGGGAAGAAATGAGCTACTCCTGGGCCATCTCCACCGTCCGGCCGTGGACCTACTTGCTCGCGCACGGCGTGCTTCCTCAGTGGGTCGTCGACGCCGACCCCGCTGTGTTGATCGGCGAGCGCGTCGCCATTCACTCCGGGCCGAAGGGTTGGCGCGGCGAGCTGGGCGCCCAGGGCTACAAAGAGCTTGATCACCTGCTCGAGGGCTGGCCGCTCACGCACGACCGGCGCGAGTTGCAACGCCTCTGCCCTCACGATGCGCTGGTGGGCGTGGTGGAGGTTCGCAACGCTCTCCCAGTGGATGGCGGCTGGCGGCTCTGGCTCGTCGGAGCGCGACCCATTGAGCCGATTCGATGCGAGGTCAGCGGCGCCGACATCTTCGCGCTGCGCCAGGAGCACCGAGAGGCAATCTCCCAGGCGATGTTGAAGGGACGGGCCGCTTGAGCACCATCAAACTCAAGGCCGAGGTGATCACCGTCGGCATGGATGACTACGGCGTCGACCACGTCGAGCTTCACTTGCCCGACATGCCCAAGACCGCGCTGGGGATGATTGCCACCGCCAGGCTTGAGTTGCCGCACGACCTGCTGAAGCGGATCGCGAGCACGGCCCACCGCCTCCATCAGCCCGTTGTGATCGAGCTGCATTTGCCGGATGGGGCGCCGGAGTGAGCCACCCGAACTATCTCCGCCAAGACGCCGACGGCTGGCGCTGGCAACTCCAGCCCGGCGGAGAGTGGCACGGACCGTTCGCGACGGCTCGAGAGGCAGCAGACGCGCGCGAGGCTGAGAAGAGAAGACAGCAGCTACAGCGCGCGAACCGGCCCGGCTGGGCTGGCAGTCCGACGTGGAAGCGAGGCAGGTAAACCCAAGCAGGAGAGACCATGGAAGAGAAAGCGGAACCCGTGCAAGCGGCTCCGGCAGAGGCGGAGCCTGTGCAGAGGAAGCGTGCAACTTCTCAGTCGGTGAAGCAGATGGCGCGGGACGAAAGAAGACGTCGGTTGCTCGGGGAGTTTGATCCCGAAGAGGCCGAGCTTCGCGCCGAGGTCGAGGCGACGAGGCCGAAGACCCGCGCCGACTGCTGCAACGGCCCGCGTCCCTGTTTGTTCGTAAGCTGCAAATTCAATCTTTACTTGGATATCTCTCCAAAGACTGGATCCGTGAAACTCAACTTTCCTGATAAAGAGATCTGGGAGCTTGAGGAAACTTGCGCGCTCGACGTCGCCGAGGAGCACCCAGAGGGCGTGGTGCTCGAGCGAGTCGGGGAGTTGATGAACCTCACTCGCGAGCGCATCCGCCAGGTTGAGAGCCGGGCGGTCGATAAGGTCCGCTCGGCCGTTGACGACCCCCTCAACTTCGAACGCTTCAAAGAGCTGAAGGGAGGTTCGGGCCATGACTAACTCGATCTCCATGCGCGTTGAGGTGCGCCGGATTCAGAGGCTCGCTCAGACCGCGTTGCCGTTGGTCAGGCGGCTCGGTCGAGTTGGCAAGGTCTGGCTGCTGCGCCGTCTGCTCGAGGTGGAGTGCGCCGACGTCGCTCACCTGGTGCTGACCGAGCACCAGCGGCAGAAGGCCGAGGTCCGTCGGTGAAAGAGCGCCCGATCATCATGCAAGGCGAGAGCGTGCGCGCCATTCTCGCCGGCCGGAAGACGCAAACGCGACGGGTGGTGAAACTGCCTGATGCGCCAGGCCATCTCGGGAAGTGGGAACCGGGGCTCGTGGGTGGCGATGGGACCACCTCCGGGGATGGACGGAAGGCGCCGGAAATGCCGGTGCTCGCACACACCCGCACCGGCGCGTGCATCGGGTGTCCCTATGGCCTGGCTGGCGATCGACTTTGGGTGAAAGAGGCCTTCCTTTTGATGACGCCCTTTCAGGTTCGATTCCGTGCCGATCTGCTTCATCCAGACATCGAGCGACCCGAGTGGAAAGGTCATTATCGCTCGCCTCTCTTTATGCCTCGATGGGCATCGCGCCTGACTCTGGAGATCACCGACACCCGAGCCGAGCGCCTTCGAGACATCACCGAAGCTGACGCCCTGGCCGAGGCCGCCGACTTCCACGACCAATTTCCTGAGCACGCGTTCTCTCGCCGAGAGGTCTATTCCTTCCTTTGGAACACCATCAACGGTAAGCGCGAGGGCTGTGACTGGGACTCGAACCCGTGGGTGTGGGTCGTCACCTTCAAGCGAGTGACGTCGTGAGCAACACGCCCAGATACCTGACTAGCGACGACATCGCTAAGAATCTCCAGGTCAGCAAACGCACCGCTCAGAAATACATGCAGCAGATGGTTCACCTTCAGAACGGTCGCGTGCTTCGGGTTACTGAGTCGGCCTACCATGCTTGGCTCGACCGCAACTCATTCGGTGGCTCATGTCCAAGCTATTCCGGAAAAAGGGTGGCGAGGTTTGGTATGCGGATCTCCGCTCGCTCGGTGGTGGCCAAAAAAGCACCCATTGCATCGACTACGAAGCCGCAAAAGGAAAACTCCGACTCCTCGAGCGCCAGGCGGTATCAGAGGCTCGTCGAGAAGCTGAGGAAGGGCCAAGGCAAACCGTAGAAGAGGCAATGGGCTACCTGCTCAAGGTGACCCAGAGCAAGAGCGAGCACTACGACTATCGAGCCTTTCACCTCACGCGGCTGATGGGCGAAAAGCAGGTCAACTCCCTGCGGCTCGACGATGTGACCGACTACATCAAGGCTCGACTCGCGGAGCACGGCCAGCCAAAACCCAAAGAGCAGCCGCACCACAAACAGCAATTCGAGAAGGTCAGCCGGCACACCGTGCACAAAGAGCTGACCACGTTGGGGCGAGCTCTCCGACTCTCACGCAAGGCCGGGTTCTTCGTCGGTCACGTCGAAGACCTGATGCCCGACGACTTCGACAAGGGATACAAGCCGCGAGAGCGCTACCTCACGCCCGACGAGTTCGAGAGGTTGCTCTTGGTGCTCCAGCCGGGCTGGCAGATTTGGACCGCCATCGCCTGCTATCTGGGGGCGCGGTCGAGCGAGGTCGAAGGCCTGCATTGGGAACACATCCAGTGGCCAGAGAGGCTGGTGCACCTGCACGGCACCAAGACCGAGGAGTCGGATCGAGTTGTGCCGGTGCCTCAACAACTCGTTGAGATTCTGATCCCGCTTCGAACTTACGAAGTGCTCGACGAACTGAAACGATCAACGGGGGAGATTCGGCTCAGCGAGGGAGCCATTGTGCCCGCGTGGTCGAACGACTCGCGGGATCTGCGACAAGCCTGCAAGCGCGCCGGCATCGCTCGGGTCTCACCGAACGACATGCGACGCACGTTTGCGAGCTGGTTGGCCCAGGGGAATCAAAGCACGCTGCGTATCGCCAAGCTGCTGGGACACACAACGACTCGGATGGCCGAACAGGTGTATGCGAGGCTCAGCACTCAGAGCCTCAGCGAGGCGATCAAGGCGCTGCCGCAGCGGAAGGCACCAGCCACATAA